CGACTTGGCACAATACTACGGCATGCGCCGTTAAGAGGGGTTGGCAATGGCCGAGAAGAAAAAGAGCGCACCTCGGGTAACGCAGCCTTCTACTGGCGATTACCTGCGCACGCTCGGAGATATGCTTGTCGTAAACCCGCGCAACTCGCCAGCGGCTACGCTCGGCGGGGCCGCATATGACTACGTGACGAGATCCACACCTCAGAGCGTTGTGCGCGACATTCGCAGCGGCGTGCAAGGTGCAGAGGACTGGCTGCGCAAACAGAATAAAGCTCTCCGCGCCAATCCCGTTACGGGGGCTTTGCAACTGCTGAAGGCTGGGTACATCGATCCGCTGGCCGACCCGTTCCGCGTATTTCAGCAGGCGGCGACTGAACGGTCACGCGGTAACGAAGGCGGCGGAAAGAAACTCGCCGCTATGGTTCCTCTCGCCGTGGCTGGTGTGGTTAACCCCCAACTTCGCGGTACAGGCAGAGTTGCGGCAAATGTAGGCGTAGATGTTGCGACAAAGACGGCGAAGAAGGCAACGCCTTCCGTGAAGGTTACGCCTAAGACACCAAAGGCAAAACCGTTGGCAGCAAAACGTCCTGCGCAGTTAGAAGGGGCCGAAACCCCGTTCATGGTGAGCACGCGGCGTCCTACCGCGCCCAACTACGCAACTCAAGGCAACCCTGACGAGCAGCTTCTTATCCAAACAGGCGAAGCATTGCGCGCTGCACCCCCTGCCTTCGAAAAGAACATGAACATGCTTGCCGAGGAACCGTTTATGCGGGGCTTGGCTGGCGCTAATCCAGAGCGGATATACGAGGAAGGCGTGCGCCGTGGTGCGGACAATCTCAAGTTCATTATGTCGGATTTGATGTCGCCAGAAAAAGTAGAAGCCGCACGGGGCTGGTACCCAACTGCGAACATGGTATCGGCACGCGCCGCTGAGCGCGCCGGGCTGCCACCAGAAGCAGGCTACGGCGTTGCCGCTGTTACCTCACCTCAGACGCCGTGGGACATCAACGTCGCTCGCGTAGACCGCATGATGGACATGTTCGGTGACAGGTTTGAAGTCGACCCAGCAGCCGCCCGCAATTATATCCAAAACCGCATCGATACGGATAAGAAGCCCGGAGCCATCGCAGCTCTCGGCCCTGATTACGCAGAACGAATTGCGTCCATGCCGTATGAGGAACTGCCCGACAAGTTTGCCAAATTCGCCCGCGTCTCGCTGGCCGACGCCACGCGAAACGACCCGATGGTTCGGAAGATAGACCTTTCCGGTGAGTACGGGGACCCCTATGGCAGCATGACTTGGGGTAGTGGCGACAGCGTCAGCAAAGCTCTGGCCATCATGGACGACCCAAGCATGCAAAGCATAAATAGCCAGCTTTTAGGCGGAGGTAAGGTGCCGTCGTTCTTTAACAACATCTCCAACCCATACAGCGCGTCGCCCATATCGACTATCGACACGCACAGCGCAGGCGCAGCGTCACTATTCCCCGGCGGCGGTAACGACCCCATAGTGTACCGTGCTATGGGCCTTGGCGGGACTAAAGAAGCTCCCGCAGCCGCTGATGTAGCTCGCACAGGGTCGAAGGGTCTGTACGGCCCAATCTCGGACATGCACACCTTAGCCGCGAAGGAAATGGGTTTTGATACCCCCCGCGAGGTTCAGTCGGCCACGTGGGAAGGCGTCCGCGATCTTTGGGGTCAGGCAGGCAAAACGCCTGAACTAAAGAAAGCCATCGCCGACATCTGGAATAACTCAAGTTCGCCGGACGAAGCCCGCTATCTGATCGCCGAACTACTCGGCAAGCCTGTGCGCCGCATGTTCCAAGTCAAGTAACCCGAAGGTCGAGGGGCAGTTGCTCCTCGGCTTCTTCGTCCCAATCTTCGGGTAGGTTGCCGTCGTACATCACCCACAAGTAGTTTTCGCGGGTGCGGGGCATGCCTAATTCAGCAAGCACCAAATCGTAACTGTCTGGCGTCAACGTCCGTCTCCCTTCGCTTCGGCCAGCAACGCGGCGTAGGCTATGTTATCCTCGGCGCTGTCGGCGTGATAGTCGCTGCGCGTAAACAGGCGCACCAGCTTGACTTGCTGCATGAACATCCAGCCCTCGCTCTCGGTCAGGTCGCGGCCTGTGATGGCGTTGAAGGCCGTCACGATCTTGCTCATTGACCTCTCGCCGTCCAGATCGTCATAGGTTGCCGATCGTTCGTGCATGTGCGCCGCAGCGCGGCCCAGCAGCTCGGCGGCCTTTGGCTCTGGCATCTTAGCCATCTCGTTGAGCTCTTCATTAGCATCTTTAATCGCTTTCATGTTTTTTCCTTTTTAGTGCCTCGAGCATGATCTCTTGAACCGACTTCTTGGACTGCAAGCGCCCGAGGACCATGTTGTCCACCGTGTTGCGTGCCATGATGTAATGCACGAACACAGGACGCTTCAGCCCTGCCTGCGCTTGCCTCATGGGCCCGATGCGCTCGATGATTTGCAAATGCTCTTCTAAGTTCCAGTTGAGCGAGAAGAAGACGAGGATGTTGCCGCCTTCTGCGAGGTTAAGCCCGTGCCCCGCCGACGCAGGGTGAGCGAATAGTAATGGCACCCGTCCGGCGTTCCAGTCCCTGATCGTGTCAGACTTAGCGTCCAACACCCGGCCCTTAGGGTAACGGCTTTGTAGGCGGGCCAAGTCGCTCTTGAAATGGTAGGCCACCAGGACGGGCGCGCCGTTGGCTTCTTCGATAACACTGTCGAGTGCATCCAGTTTAGCATCATGCACCTCCTCCCAGTTGCCGTCGTGGTCAGTATACACAGCCCCGTTGGCGAGCTGCAAACACTTGATAGTCTTAGCGGCGGCGTTGAATGCTTCTATACCAGCTTCTTCAAGCTCCGCGAACATATCATTTTCCATGCTGTCGTAAGCCCTGCGCGCCTTTGCAGGCAGGTCGACGCTGATGTAATTGCGCACAGGCTCATGCACCGGCAGCCCCTCGACCGTGAGGCAGACGTCGCGCAGGCGGTCCTCGATCTCCTTCTGCGCCGATGCCAGGGGCTTGAGGCTGTAGCCGTCCCAGCCCTTTGCGAACCAGCGGTCGCTAAAGGCGCTGAACGTCCTGCCCAGGCGCTCGCCGCCATCCAAGAACCAGGTCTGGCCCCAGAGATCTTGCAGGCCGTTCGGGTTCGGTGTGCCGGTCAGACCGATGAAGCGGCTTACCTTCGTGTGCGCCACGCGTGCCAGGGCGGCCGCGCGCTTGCTGCCCTGGCGCAGCCGGAAGCTCTTCAGGCGTGTGAACTCATCCGCAACGACCGTCTTGAACGGCCAGTTGGCGCCCAGGGCGGCTTGCAGCCACACAAGGTTGTCGTAGTTCATAGTGTAAATGTCAGCATCGACGTCAAGCGCCGCCTGGCGCTCTTTGACGTTGCCGATGATCGGCGAGACGCGCAGATGCTTGAGATGCTCCCACTTGCCAATCTCATCAGGCCAAGTGGTCTTAGCGACCCGCAGAGGCGCCAGAACGAGCACTGGGTACACGTCCTCGACTATAGACAGGTTGTCCAGGCTCGTCAGCGTCGTGACCGTCTTGCCGCCGCCCATAGGCATCCACAGGGCGCAGCGCGGCTTCTCGTACAGCCACTGCATGGCCGGGCGTTGATAGCTGTGAGGCGTAAAGTTAGCCATCAGCGGATCTCCGCCACCACAAAGTCGATGCCCTCGATCGTCGACACAGTATAGACCGGGATGCCGGCGTCCTTCATGCGCGCGATCTCGCGCTCCTGAAGCTTGCTGTAGCGGTCGCCTGGAGCCTTAATCTCGATGAAGGCGGCACGAGGCCACGTCCACCACACAAAGCAGTCTGGGCAGCCCCTACGGCCCTCCCAGCGCACCTTGCGGTACTGACCGCCACTTTGCTGCACAACGTGCTTGAGATGCGCCTGTAGCTTGCCTGCGGGCGTCACGGCTCAGTCCTTCTTGTAGCGGTGGGTCTCGAAGCCGGCCGCAGCAAGCGGCAGCTCCATTGACCAGCTCGGGTTAGCGGACATAAGCGCCGCCAGACCGTCAGGGCTATATGCCGGATCGTCAGGCGTCTCAGTGATCAGCTCGTCATGCACATGCAGGCAGACGGCGTACCCAGCCTCTTCGGCCTTGA